CATCACTGTAGCTCTGAGTGCAGGGAAGGTCTTGCGTATGATGCTCACCACCTTGCCTCTGTTCTGCAAGCAGTAGACTATAATCAGCTGGCATAGGCTGTAGGTCTTGGATGACCTTGACCCACCCTCATTGATAATGAATCTATGGTCTGGACTGTTGAGAGCTTCAAAGTTTCTCTCGAATATCACTGTGCTCTTTATCTCCATAGTGTGCAATAGTTGAGCTATACCACTTAATTAGTAGTATAGTAAGATTTATGTCAAAGATACACTATTTAATAATAGTAACCTTAATATCATTTATTGCCTGGCCTTGAGTAGTTGTATCAACTCTCTCAGTTAGGTTGTTTAGTCGCTGAGTGATGGAGGCATTATACTGCCCTGTCATCCCTCCCTCTATCTGGTCTTGTCTGATTGCTTCCTCTATGCGCGTGCAGATTGTCGTATACGCTGAATATCTCCCATCCGTATTAGCAAAGTAATCCTGCACTGAACTATTCATATCAGCAGCAAAGCATCTAAAACCTACTTGAGTCATTGGTCTCTCCAAAGGTACAGCAGTTGCCTCACCTGTCTTGTTTGACAGTGAGTATTGATATCGTGGGTTGTTCTTGGTCCATTCTTTGTACCTTTCAAACAATTCCCACATTGCCTCTGGAGTCTCTATGTGTTTATGCTTGGGCATCACCTTTAGGTTTGCGTTTCTTCTTAGGCTTAGCAGTTGACTCTGGTATTGGTCCATCTATAGCTTTGTACTCTATGACAGTGACCTCAAGTTCATCAGCACCCTTGAGTTCTGAAGGAGATACATATACTTCACCTGGTGCAGTAGTAGTTACCACCTCCTCAAAGATGTGCTTAAGTCCTGTTGTGATATAATACTCTACTTTGCTCATATCAAGGCTGGCAATAGATACTGCCTTAGTTCCTGTGTGCTTATTGTAGACTTTGATAGTCTTGCCAATAAATTCGTCTTTAATTTTGTAGTTCATTTTGTTGTATTATTATGAATATTAGATAAGCAGCTAATGTTGCACCTGCAAATTTATACAGCAGGTACATATTCTCATTGAATAGTGCCAGCACCACACCCCATGCCAGGATGTAAGTGATTAAGCCTATGATGTCAACACTCTTCATACCTATATTGTATTTCTTTTATATTTTGTTTTATTTCTCTAATCAGAAAGTATGCCGATGTACTGTTGATGTCAAAGTACTGAGCCAGTGCCGTCTGAGTTGAGTGACCTTTGTCATAGTATGCCTCAAATATAATTCTTTTTATCCTGTCATCCAAGTTGTTCCTGTATATCTCGACCATTGCCTTCTTAAAGTTGTGGTCATTTTCAAGTCTTATCTTGTGTTCTATCTCTGTTGGGTCATCAATGCAATCTGTTAGGTACTCTTGTGATCTGTAGATGTCATCTTTCTTAGTCCTGGAGCCTTGAGTCCATATCAACTCATACTTGATAGTGTTCAGTAGGTAGCTCTTAGCCTTGTCTTGAGTCATATCTGGTATGTTGACCTTCACACAGTGTAGATATGCGTTGTTGATGACTGCATCTGCATCTATTGAGCTTGGTATATTGAGTCGCTTGAGGAAGTGCTTTGTGTATTTGAGCACCTCTTCATAGTTACGGCTGATATATTGGTCAAGTATTAGCTTCATACCAGGTCAAGAAGTCTTTATACCACACCTTCCTACGTACACCAGAGCAGAAGCACTCCTTGTCACGTATGCCTGTTGCCTTCTGCTTGACAGCTCTGAGTTGCACCAGTGAGCTCTTTGTCATTGTCTGCTCCTCTGGTAGGTTGAGGATGGTCTCTATGAGTTGTATATCAGTTTGTTCAAGCATACTGCTGTGAGTGATGTGGCACAGGCCACAGTGAATGATTGTGAGTAGGCCAAGGTTGACCAGAAGGAGAGACACTTCCAGCAACCTAAGGCTGTGTGCAGCCAGTCTGGTAGTATTAGCCTGGTATCGATGTAGTCCTGGATAGGCTCGAAGTGAGTGAACCACCAGGAGACTACTAAGGGAGTGATGTAATTGATTATCATGGTGTAAATATAGTAATTATTTGAATACAACAAAGAGGAGCTGTTACACTCCCCTGTTTGGTCACTTTATTAGATAGTTGAACACCTTATCATAGAACTTACCTCGTGCCTCACCACCTTGAAGGAAGCGGTGCAGTGTTGCGTTGACTACACCGATATCCTCTGCCATGTGTACAGCCCTATTTCTGCTGTTTAGCTTGTCTTTAAGCTCACTTCTCATCCAGTCGGTTAGTGTTTGACCTACTTGGAGATAAACGGTCTTAGAACGGGAGGTCATCTTGCTCCTCTATTGGTTGTACTGTGGCCTCACCTTGCACCTTCCATGCATCAAGGGTGTTGTACCACTTACCGTTGTACTCTCTGCCTCTGACATTGAATGATACTGTGACCTCTTGACCTTGGCCATATGGTGTTATTATATCCATCTTGTCATTGACTGTCTGGAAGATTACCTCTTGAGGATACTTGTCTGCTGTAGTGATCACAAACTCTCTCACTGAGAACTTGTCACTGATGACTTTGACTGGGTTGATGAGCTTGATAGCTCCTTTGATTGTTAGTTCTGACATTATACTACTGTTTCAGGAAATGGTATCTCCTCGGTTGTTGTTTCAATTATCTCATCTGCTATGTCACGTGCCATTATTACCATCTCGGTATTAGTCATGTGTATAGCATTGTTGCTAATCATTGCAGCCACTAACTGAGTGACTATTTGTGTTCTTGTTTCCATTTGTTATTTATTATTTAAAACATTAATATACTGTGAATAATACTCTGAGCAGTGGATTAACCGTTCCTTAATCTGCTCCTCAAGTGCCTGGTCTCTCTCATATCTCACCACTGTGATACGTTTAGCTGGATCTATGTGGTCAACTCTATGGATGGATAGGTTATCCCACTCAGTCAGTAGCTCATCAGGTGTAGTGTACATGGTGTAGATTAGTTCAAAGGATGGCTTATTATACAGCCACATATATGCCCTACCTTGCCACTCATACCCACTTGCATCACCTTCTGATGGTGTAGCAGGGAAGGTCTCTAAGGACCATGATGACTTGATGTCAATGATACTATCCTCTGTTATGATGTCACAACAGCCAGTCATGTACTCATTAGATACTCTCTCTTCGTTCTTAGTGTACAGAGCAAACCTAACTGAGTTCAGTAGGTCAATTCCTTCCTGCTCCCAGTCAGTACCCTTCATCATTGGCTTAGTCTTGATCTCTGTGTGGTAGCCATAGAAGTCCTGCTTAGCTATCTTACGTATCTCAGACTTAGTAGTCTCAGATAGTACCTCTGACTTGCTCCTTGAGTTGGTCATTAGGTTGCCGAGTTGTGATGCTCTCCACTTCATAGTCTTGCCTCCTGTTCTTTAGTTAGTGAGAACTGCTCTCTCAACTTCTTAATTGAGTAAGTGCCTTTCTCCATAGCAGCAAGTGCATCTGTAAGTCGCTCATCAGAGATAGGTGGCTTGGTTGGTGTTGACTTACTTGCAGCTGCACCATCATCATCCACTGACTGTAGTGATAGAGTTGACTGGAGGGTGTATCTTCTGTAGTAGGTTATGGCACTACCCTGCTGTTGTGGGTTAAGTCCAGCTGGCAGTTCCATACAAGACTCAACTTTTGCACCTGAGTCAATGTCTATAATCTGAGTGCATACACTATTTCCTTGGATAGGTTGCAACAGTAGTAAGCCGTTCTCAAGTAGAATAGGCTCAACTGCTTCAATGATTGCATTCAAGTCAGCGTATGACTTCTTGAAGTGTGGGTTGTTAGCATTCTTGGTAACCTTACCGATTGCTAACTTAGCTCTGTGGAGCTTTTGGTGGAAGGACAGTGTTGCCTCTTCGTTTGCCTGTCTGATTTTCTCAGATGAGCTGATTAATTGCTTTTCCATAAATTGATTATTTTCAGTAAAGTTAAGAAAGTTTTGCATATATACAAATAAAAGTTATTAACATTTGTATGTTAGTTCCTCTCCAGTCAGTGCGAAGTACAGGTTTTCAAGTTGGTGAACGTACTGAATATGCTTATATCTTAGAAAGTTGTTACCGTTTTTTATTACAAAAATATTAGTTATACCAAATTCATATCCATAGTGATAGTCTTTGACATATACTCTATCAGTAACTTTTTTAAACCCTAACTTAATCAGCCACTCTTCACTTATCTCCATTGCCTGATAGAAGTCATCAAGCTCATCATCTAATAAGTTGCTAAGGTCTTCTAAGTTGATAAGGTCACTCTTATAAGTGCCATCTCCCATCTCTATTTTGTAGGTGTTACCTAATCTAATCTCGTGTGAATCTAATGTCATAATTTAATCTATTTCGTTGTTTATACCCTTAACTCTCTTTTTGTATTTCTTCCTGTAGTGCTTTGACTTAACCTTAAGTTTAAGCAATATTTCCTCCCATGTCATAGTAGTTGTATTTTAGTTTTAAATTCTTCAAGTGATCGTACTACCCAGTACTTATGATTCAATGATTCAACTCTCTGCTCAAAATCCTTTTGCTTATCTGATTGCCTTCCTTTCTCATCCTTAAACTCGCAGAATATTACTTGACCATCCAATACTATGATTGTATCAGATGCACCTGGTAACATCCCCATTTGTTTTTTTCTGATTTGTTCAACTGCATTTTTGCCCTCATTTGGGATGCTGAACATAATAAATCTTGGATCATGATGTTTTAAGCAGAATGTGTTGTTAAACCAAATGAAACATTCCTGCTGGATTGCTGATTCGTTTTTCATAAGTGTCTAAGTTTAATTTGATGTTGAGCCCATTTGTAATGATGCTTCATTAATTTACCATATTCTTTGAAGTCATCAGCTGTTTTTAAGTAGTGATAAATCCAGCTCTTTTGATATCCTCTTGCTGTTTGAATTTGGATAAGTTCTTTTATTGAGGACCTTTGTGCAAGTGCTATTATATTACTTGGAGTCATCAAAACCAATTCAGCAATTACTTGATTTTCCTTTTCATTCTCAGACTTTTCAAATTGATGTCCACATTCAGGACATACCATGATGCGTGCATGAAGTAGAAATGAACACATTGGGCATTCTTTAATTGGTGCAGCTCCTTCTTTCTTTTCTTTTTTCTTCAAGGACCATTGCCGGGGGTGTTCCCAATAGTTGTGAGTTTTGACATTGTTGCCAAAATCAAGCAAAGTAAAATCAGATTTCCCGCTTGATATTCTTGAGCCCCTTCCTACCATCTGCAAAAATAAAGGAAGGGATTTTGTTGCACGATACAGTATCACCACCTCAATACTTGGAACATCAAATCCTGTAGTCAAAATTCCATAGTTTGAAATAATTGCACCATCAGTATTTTTGAACCAGTCAATTATTTCTTTGCGTTCCAAATCTGACATATAACAATCTACGTGTTGAACTGGAAGACCGGCATCTTGCCAGTCATCCACAAGCTCGCGACTGCTTTCTACATTTGGAGCAAAGACAATTGCCTTTTTGCCGTTGCAGATTCTTATGTAATTTTCATACACTCCATGAAACAACTTTATCTCACTGAATTTGTCAGCCATAGATTTCTCATCGTAATCACCACTTTTAGTTTTGATGCCAGATAAATCTACTTTCACACCATAAGTTTTGCAAGGTGATAGCTTTTCTTTAATAATCAAATCGGGTGTGTCTATCACTTGGACTATCTCATCATAAAATTTCTCGAGGGATTGTTGCTTTCCTTCCCGATGAGGTGTAGCAGTTGCACCAATTACAAATGTATTATCTGATATGTATTCAAAAATAGGGTCAAAAATTGATTTGTGAGCCTCATCCAGGATAATCAAATCCAAAGACTTTATCAGCTCTTGATATTCTACATTCTTTATTCTACGTGTGACTGTTTGAATCATACCAACATACAAAGAATGTGAAAAGTCAACCTTTTTATTTGGCTTAATTTCATTGCAATGCAATCCCATTTCAACCAGTGCACCGCTTGACTGACTGAATAACTCTTTTCTATCTGTTAAAATCAAAATCCTTTTGTCTTTATCAAACGCTTGCTTTGTCATGTAGCTGAACATAACTGTTTTGCCGCTTCCAGTTGCAGAGCATAATATCAAACGTTTTTTGCCATTAGCAAAGTGTTTCTTGATTTCTGAAATATACTGCTCCTGGTAATCATATAAATTTATCATAGTGCAAAGGGATTAATTTGTTCCATAATCTCCGACTTTCTTTGCACATAGTATTTGTTTGACCTATCCTTGAATAATGGATTGCCAAAAGTCTGCTTTAATTCACTGCCTAACTTTTTCATGGATAAGATACGCTGCTTTGAATGTGATTCAATTATATCTTTGATTTCTGTAGCTGTTAGCCATTCACCTCTATTGTCTGGCAAATTAAAGAATTTCAATATCAACTCTCTTTCAAATGGTATGGATTCAAATGACCTACCTACTTCATTCAAGATGCTCAATTCAGTTTCAACCAATTGATATGACTCTCCACTTGTGTAGGCACGATGTAATTCCATAAACAAATCATCCTTATCAATTGAGTTGTATATTGCATGGTCAATGGATACAACCTCAATAGGCAATATTCTTGTGTTACCTGTTGAGTCATTTATTAACTGATGATCATTGGATGTACCGCATAAAATAGCCAGCCTTTTGTAGTCTTCATTATATCTGCCATAAGATGCACGAAGGGAAAAGTAATTCTTTGATGTCAATTCCTTAAATTTCTTTTCATCTTGCTTTGACTTTCCTCCCATCTCATCATCCATCACAATAAGTTTTTCACACATCAACAACTCATCATCCTTGCCTCTATCCAAATTTGACTCAGCATAGTAAGGTTGTAGTGCACTTGGTAATAACCTTCTAAACCATTCTGTTTTTCCTGTATTCTGACCACCTGTTAATGATAAAACAGATCGTACTGGATTGCCATAGATACAAGCCACAATTCCTATCATCCACTTTCTGATAAATCTATCCTTTAATGGTGTGTTGCTTTTTATTGAGTCACATAATTTCTGAATGTTGCCATTGGAAATTTTATGCTTGTTTGCCTCAACATATTCAAAAAATGGATTGTACTCAGGTATGGCAACTGATTGAATTATACGGTTGACAATATCAAATGTGATAGACTTATCATCAAATGTCATTCTGCATTCAAGAAAAACTGTATTAAATTCTTTGTCATACATTGATACACCATTCCATTCATATTTTCTGGTTATTAGATTCTTTCTAATGTTAAACCTTTTCAAGATAAAGTTTGAGCAGTTGATAATCATATTCTCAGCACCACCTTCATGGCGAATATCCATATCATTACGGTCAAAAATTTCATTTACTATCTCAAGAGCTTCATTCTCATCAATGTTTTTCTCCTTTGCCAGCTCTTTTACTACTTCAAGTTTTGGAGTATTCATTCTCTTAGCAAGTTTCACACTTGAAATTGCCTTATCTGAGTTGTATTTTGTGAGGTCTGCACCTCCTTGCTTAAGAAAATAATAGAATGTTCCTACTGTGATGCCAGTGCCAGTCCTTTTTAAGGCAATATTGTACTGCTTATCTGCTTGATCGTAGTCATATTTATCAGAAAAACTGCAAAGTTTGTGGAAATATTCACGTCCTTCACTACCAAAACCTACAGCTATAGAGAAAGACAAAGCTATATAATCAGAATACTCATCAGCAACTGATTTTGTCACTTGATTCACCAGGTCACCAATATCAGTTTTGGGTACTATTATTGAAATGTTTTTAGGCAGCCTCTTTTTTTCTACTTTGTACTTTGTTTTCTTAGATTTTGGATTCAAAAACAAATCAGGATCATAACTTACAAATCTACAGCTGGCAACATTCTTTGGAGCTGGGTCAACTGTTATGCCGTAATTTAAAAAATAGTACTCAGCAATGAAATTATAAGACTCTTTATGTTTTGATGGGTCAACCTTGCAAATTACTGCAAATCCATTACCACCTACTGATATGAATGAAGCGTATGTGTATGGGTCTTCATTGATTTTAGAACGGTCTTTGTAATTATCAACATCAATGCAGATAAATCCAGAATGTTTTTCAAGTGATTTCTCATTCCTTTCAGAGAATACACCTCCAACAGTTACACTTGGAAGAACAATCTTTTGTTTTTTGTATGTCTCTTCATCTGGTGCTGATCTAACCAGTTCAACCTGGTCCTTCCATTTACCATTTTTAATATGCTCCAAAAGCTCATCAACTGATGTGCGTTCAAAGTCTTTCTTTGTGTCTTTGACACTAATCCAATAACTAATCATATTTCATTCTTACTTTAAAAATTCTTGCTAAAAAAAATAGGGGGAAAGGTAGCAAGAAAACCTTTTAAGTGGATGCCTCCGACAACCCCTTTGCAAAGATAAAACAAATATCAATACAAAAAACATTTTGCAAGGGTAAAACTTAATTTGCAAGGGTAAAACGGCATTTTGCAAGGGTAGAGCAATGGTAGAAAATGAGTGTTTTACTGGGTTGCAAGGGATACAAGGGTAAAAAGTTTAATTATATATGAGATACATTATATTTAATTTTAGAAATAAAATATTTTATTATTTGTATTTGAAGTTTCAAAAGAATGTCTGTTTACCCTTGCTACCCTTGCAACATTTGATTATCAATTAGTTACAAAATATTCTACCCTTGCAAAAATACACAAAAAACCCTCCAGCCAATCAAGGAGGAGGGTCTTTCGGATAATCAATCGGGTTAAAGCAGAGCTAAGGTACTAATAAATATTCATTATTTAATATTCTTTCTTTTATTCTTGTTAAATCTGTGGTGTTGTATGCATTGAGTATTTCATTAAATATGTTCCTCTTGATTTCTACCATTGGCTGGAAGTAGTCTACCTCCGTCTTTATATGGAAGAGATAGATTGTATCATTCTGAGTCATGAAGTGCTTATGCAAAGTGATGCAGTGCATTATGGTAGCATGAGTTCTATTGAACACATCAGCTATCTGTTGCAATGTCATGCCTTGCTTGTGCAGGAGATAAGCCAGATAAGACCTTTTATAAGAGTATTCTCTGTGCCGTCTGGGTGAGTCAAGGTTATGCTCCTTGATGTAGTTAATTATTTCTGTTGTCATTATATATCATTCCTATCATTAGTACTATTATCCCTACACTAAACATTAGTAGTGCCATTTTTGCCTCTTCACTCATTGGTCACCTCCTCCACTTTATATCCCCAAGCCAGGTATTGTTGCAATGTATCTGGATGCTCATCTGGATAGGTGTGATCATGAAGGAAGCCATCTGCATCCAGCCAGCAGTACCACCAAAAGCCACCTTCCTCTTCGACTGTATCCTCAAGCCATATTTTGTACTCTTTCATTTCGTTAATTTATATTTATTATTACTATCTCTCTCAAGTGTATATCCTAACTGCTTAAACAAGTCAAAGTATCTGTACACTGTCCTATCACTCACTCCCAAGTACCTTGCAATGGTGTAGATTTGTCTGGGAGTATCTTGCAGGAGCTCCATGAGTCTGATGCATCTGTACATCTTAAGTTGATTCATGAGTATCTTGTTGTATAATACATAGCTTTATAAGCCAGTACTAAGGTTGTCATTGTTCTTGTCATTTGCTTTGTATTAGTTTTATTACTTCCTGCCAGTACTTCTGCTGATCGTATGTGGCCAGTGTTTGAATTGCCACAGCTGAGTCAATAGCATGCTGCTTGCCTTCATATAATCCATGCAGCCTGATTGACCTGGTATAGATGTCAGTTGCTTTGTCTTTTGTACTCATATCTTATTTACTTTGATTATTAATCCCTCCCACACATCGGCTCTTTGCCTTGCTTGAGCAGATGAGTCTGCTTCTACGTTCTTGCTGGTTATCCTCCAGGCTCCTTGAGTGTATACTCGATAGTGTACTATCCACATTGTTTATTGCTTTAAGGTAACGGTAGTACAGGCTCTCATTGAACCTGTCCCACCCTTTAATGTATGCTAAATTAATCATCCTATAACTCCTATGATAGTTAATACTATAGTAACTACCATAAATAGTGCACCCATTATAAGGGTGTCACGTATTGCTTTCTGATTCTCTGTCATGATTATAAGTTTTGAAGGTTAGCTTTGTACATCTCAAGTCTTGCAAGTGCACGAGCTTGTGTGTGTAGTCTTTTTTTGTATCTTGCAACAAGGTTATTGCAGTCTAATTTAGCACATACCATGATGTTGTCTGATGTTAATCTGATACGGTCAATCATACCCTCAATCATATACTCTGCATCCTCAATGGCATTATCTAAGGCCTCTTGATCATGTGCTTGACCATCCTCACAATAGTCACAAGGCCAAGACTCATCTCTTGATGGATGGTTATCCCATGAGTTATTACTACCCATTTTACCAGTGCCGTAGCAGGTGGTACATTCTTTAATAAACTTTTTCATATTTTTCCGTATTGATTACCTTACAAATGTAGATAACTTTTTTCATTCGTGCAAATAATTAGCAATAAAAGTTATTAACATCTAATTGTTTATTTTATTAGACGTACTTTAGACGTACTTTAGACATAGAAAAACCTCCTAAGTGTGCATCATTGATAGGCATAGGAGGTGTATTAGAGTGACCTGCTAACTGTTCTAATGGTAAGTATGCAGGTACTGTTAATCAAATCTATTTTTCGTTAACACGTTTTATATATATGTTAACACAAAGGTACTATTTCTTCTTGAATCTTTTGACTATGAATTTAGAAGCCAAGGTTGCAATAGCTTTGAGAAACTTATTCTCAGATACTACCTCTACCTTAGTGCCAGTCTCATCTTTTGTAATGTGTAAATCAACTTTCTTACCGTCATACTTAAGGTCATGGTTGGTGCCATCCTTGTGGTACTCAATCTCTGCCTTGTTGGTCTCAATGATGAGGTCCACTTTCTTAGGTCTGCCTACTTTCTTTGCCATATTAGAATTCATTTATTAATACCATTGATACTTTTGCCTGGTCCTTTGCCATTTTTACCATGCGTTCATAGTCTGCATTGTTGTTAAGGACCAAACATCCCTCTGACCACCCACCTATCTTAGTTGCTACTTGTTTTGAGCCCTTGTTATATGTTGCTCCATGGATGTTCAGGAATATAAGGTCAGTTTTTATCTCTGTAGTTGGGTTTGTTTTACCATCAACTGTATAGTCTCTTCTATATGGTACACCTTTAACCTGTCTAAGTGCCTCCATTTTGCCTCTATGCAAGCCATACGCATAACAATCATAGTTCCATTGGTCTGCTTCCATTACAGCAGTACCTTTGTTGCCCTTGTTGGTGGTGCAAGAGGTCACAAACTGGAAGGATGAGCCCTTAAAAATGTAGACTTTGTCATCAAACTGGTCATTGGCATCCTCATTGGATCGCACAAACAACAGCCACATATCATCTGGAGTCCAAAAATAAGATGTTAAGCCCTGGACTCTATCCAGTAGTTGCTTGTCAGTGTAGTTCTTTACGTTAGTCATTGGTTTCAACTGTTAATTGTGATAATGTTGCGGCTACTGTTCCTGCCACTATAGTGTATGTTGCCACAGTTACCACCGCTGCAGGCAGTGCTATTGGTGCAGCAACTATTACGGTGGCAATAGCTCCTAATTTTATTGCTACCCTCTGTACTTTCTTCCAGAAGTGCGGGGTCTTTGAGGACCATCTTTGTCTTATACTCATCTTGTTAGTTGTACTTCGATTAGTTTCTTCACTGACTGAGTTAGCTCACTGATTTGCTCTGCCAGGTGCTTAATCTCAAGCTGAGTCATTTTCTCAATGGCTTCATACTTGAACCTGGACTCATTGTCAACCAGTTCAATCTTACCTTTGAGCCTACCTTGAGTCTCAATTATTTTCTTTTGTTCATCTACTACAGTTTTAAGGTCACTGTGCAATGCTTTAAGGAAGTATCCTATTGCTGACATTAGTATTGTGATCACTGTGAATGCTATCTCATTAAACGCCATTACAATATCAGTATTGAGTTGTTATATCCGTTCTCTCTCATCCCTCCACATGGACATCCACTATGACACTGCCCTACACAGTCACAATCACAAGCATCTATCATAGGTCTTAAGTCAGTATCTCTGTTGATAGGGTCTGTGAAGCCAGGATATAATGCCTTGTTAGCAATCAAGTACCTAATCAACCGTTGCTCAAAGAACGAAGCCTTTTGTGCAAAGTGCTCCATGCCGAATGCAACCTCTGACCTACCTACATTTGATGAGAAATCTCCGAATTGAGTCTGCAATCCTTTGTTCTTGAGTTGGTATGTCAAGCCAAAGACAGCATCCTCTGCTGATCTCCATGCAATCACTGGCTGTATGAAGGCAACAAGTGCCTCCTCATCATTTGTCAACGTCTGACCGTTGTATGCA